CATCGGTCATTAACCGAGCGTAGTTCCCTACGAGAGGGGTGGTCAGGCCGGGGCCGCCTTCGTTAGCTACTACCGAGCTGATCTTATTGACCGGCGTATTGCCACCAGTGGCTAGCTGAATATTGCCCACCCGGTGGGCCTGAAATGCATCTAGCTGGTGCGAGCCCATCGTTCTCGCATTTGCAGTGTCAGCGTCAGTTCCCGTAAATCGCCGGAACATATCGCGCAAATCCGGCACGCGGAACTCGCTTGCCGAGTAGTCCGAGAACCAGTGCGTGCCGCGATTCGCCTGCCAGACGGCCTCGGTCTTGACCAGGCCTTGCTCCTGCGCATACCCCCACAGGGCGGCGTAGGCCGTCTTGGAGATCAAGCCGCCGATGGCGTCGACCTCGCTGGCCAGCGGCAGGCTGGTATGGCCGTCCAGGGGCCGGCCGCAAAGCGGCGAGCGATAGCCCTTGAAATACTGGGTGGACGACCAGGTCCACACTTCCGCGCACTCGGCGACGATGATCGGCCCGATGTCCTGCGTCGGCAACGCCGCAATCGGATAGATCCGCGGGAAGTTGCCCGAGACGAAGGCCGTCGTAGCGATGCGGGTGCTCTTGTCGCTGGCATCCGGCGTGGGCGCCGTCGGCACCCCCGTGAAAGCGGGCGAAGCCGCCAGCGCCGCCACGAACTTGGCCTGCAGGGCCGCCAGGTCGCCGTTGTCCAGCACGTCCTGGCCGGACTTGTCGGCGATGTACTGGGCGATCATGGCCGTCACGAAGGACGCCTGGCGCCAGACGGTGTTGAGCTCTTTCGACTTGGCCGTGCCGGCCGAGAAGCCGCCCAGCCGGGCGGCCAGCGCCTGGTAGTCGGCAGGCGTCAGTACGTTGGCGCCGGGAACGGTGCCGAAGGGAAGAATTTGATTGATAGCCACGGAATGTCCTTATTCAACCGGCAAAAAGCGAACCCCAGAGTCCGCTGTCGAACCCCGAGATGTAGTGGTTTTGAACGTCAAAACCGAACAAAGGCCCCTCGCCCGAGGGGATGACGTAGTAACTGATGCGCACGCCCTCGGGCTTGAGCGGGATGTAGCCCCCGGTCAGCAGCGCCAGGAACAGCGCGGATGGCGGCGTGCCGGCAACGCCGATATCGATCGACATGTCGCCGTTGTCCTGGATGAAGACGTTCGTGCCACCGCCGAAGATGCGGTCCAGGATGGCGGCCGACGTCTCCAGCGTGCCGTCCCAGTGATTCGCGCCGATCTTGGCCCGCAACAGCAGGCGGTAGGTCTCGTCGTCCAGTTCGGTCAGGCCGCTGTCCGGATCGAACGGGCCCTGCCACACGCCCTGGTCAAAGCCCAGGCCGTCGGTATCGTGCGAGAAATACACGCCCGCCAGCGGCGTCTTGATGCGTCGCGCCAGCCCCACCCACAGGCCCACGGCGTCCAGCTGATGGCCCACCGCCCGGTCCAGGTCAAAGGCATCCGGCAGCCCGCCGTACAGGTTGCGCAGGTCCACCATGCCCTGGCACAGGGCATGGACCGTGGCGGTGAAGTTGGGCTTGCCGCGGTGGTAGGCGGACAGCAGGCCGGAGTATTCGCTGATGTCCGCCATGTCACACCACCGTCAGCAGGACACTGTCCAGCGTGGCCGAAGCAGCCTGCTTGAACGTCAGGGCCACGTCCGGCGTGCCCATGGCCCCCGCCGCCGACAACGTCAACGCCGCGATCTTGAAGGTGCCGTTGCCCGCCACGCCATTGGCGGCGCTGATGGCATCGCCCCACTCCACCGACCCGCTGGCGCCGCCACCGATGGCGACGCCGTTGACGTAGTCGGCCACCGCCTGCCTGATCGCCACGCCAATCGCCGCCGTATAGCCCGGCAAGGCGCGGATGCGGACGTCCACGGTGACCGGCAGCAGTTCAGGCCGGAAGAAGTTGATGGGATGCGCGATGCCGTAAATGTCGTTCACCACCACCGTGGTGGTGCCGTAGGTGCCGGTGCCCGGTGTCTTCTTGGCGGCAATGGCCTGGGCGATGGCCACGGCATCGCCGCCGTCCACCACCAGGCTGATCGAGTGCGGCGGCAGGCCGTGGGCATCGGTGGCGCGGGTGTCGTTCTCGTAGGCCGCATAGCGGCTCACGCCTGGCACGGTGGCGACCGCCCCGATGGTGCCTTCGAATACAGTCTTGGACGGCAGCGCGACCGAGACGGCCTGCCGCTGCCGCAACGCCGCGTCGCTCTCGATGGGCGCGCCCGGCGCCGCGGCCGCCGGGTTGGTGGCGGACTGCCAGCCACGGGTCGGCGTCGCGATCTGGTCCACGGTGTGCGCCGGCGCCGCCACCGCCCCCATCTGCTGGCACGTCGCCGTGACCGTGATCTCGCCTTCGGGCGGAATCGTCACCTGCGACGGCAACAGCCATTGGATGCCGTTGGCGTCCTTGACGATGCCGCCGCTGATCAGGGCGCCGCCCTGGCCGACGAGGCGCAGATCCACGGTCGACCGCGACGCAGCCGCCCGGCTGATGCCGTTGATCTTCACGTTGGACGACAGCGCGCCGCCCGCGGCGGTGGCCGGCGAAAAGGCGTTGTAGACATTGATGGCCGCGATGTTGGCGTCGTTGATCGCGGACGCGAACACGGCCAGCAGCTGGCCGTCCTGACTGTCGGCCTCCAGGTAGGTGTCGGGCCCGTAGATGGCCCGGTACTGTTCCTGCAGGTACTGCAGCACCTCGCCGTAGGACGGGGCCCGGATACCGGCGGCATCGACCACCGGCGCTGTAGAAAGTATCGTCATAAAGCTGCCTGCACAATGGCGGTGCCATAAAGGGTTGAAATCGTGGCGGCCACAGCCAGTGCCCGTGACTCGGCATCAAGCCGGCTCGAGTACTCGGCAATGCCCGTCACACCGGGCGTGCCCAGGATCCGCTCGCGGATCGCTCCGTCGTACGAAGCCTCGAAGCGCTTGCCCAGGACCTCGGTCCGCCAGGGCATGCCTTCGCTGGTGTCCAGGAACCACTCGCCGCGCAGCAGCATCAGCCGGGTCTTGACCGCCTGGGCCACTGCCTCGGGCGTGTCCCGGTGGAAGTCGGCCTGCTGCCCGCCGAACGAGTAGTCCCCGTTAGCGTCCATTTTTCGATAGCGCATTGGTGTCCTTAGTTGGGCGGCGTCGTGACCGCGTTGGCCCCCTGGGCCGTATGCGTATGGGTGTCGTCCACCCGCTTGCCGTTGGCCAGGATCTGGCCGATGACGTTGAAGACGCCGGTGATCTGCGCGGCCGAGCCTTCGCCGCCGCTGCCGACCAGGCCGGCCACGTAGGTCAACAGCCCCTGCACCAGCACCTGGTCCGAGAACGTCGACCGGGGCGAGACCACGTCGAAACCGCCGGGCGCCACGATCCGGACTTTCTGGCTGGCCGGGTCCAGTTCGATCAGCGTCGAACCATCGTCGCTGCGCAACTGGGTGGCGCCGGTGCTGACGTTCGGAATCACCCGCGGCTGCGACCGCACCCCCACGAACACGAAGCCGTCCGACAAGTCGTGCATCCGCAACTCCGCCTGCTCCTGGACGCCACCGGATTGCCACCAGCCATCGATGCAGCGCGACGAAAACACCACCAGGCATTCATCGCCCGGCGCGACCGGAAAGGTCAGCGTGCACTGCCCGCCCGACGGAAAGTGGACCGGGCAATCCACCAGGAGCGGCAGCGCATCGGTCACGATCGCCCCCGTGGGCAGCGTCCTGCGCGCCTTGATCGCGGGCTGCACCACGCAGGTCATGGCCACTGGATCGAACGACTGCACGATGCCGGGCAGCGCCGTCCAGGTCATGGCCATGGCGCCCCGGATCGCGTCCTGCAGCGCCACGTTCGGATCATTGAGCCGTTCACGTCGGTTCATGCGGCCTCCTTCGGGGCAGGTTGAAGCTGGCCAGACAGTTCACCCGGCGGTTCCAGGGTGGCATCCCAGGCCAGGCACGTGATCGTGGTGAACCAATCGGTCTTGCGGGTATCGCCGTTGTGCTCGGCCACCATGACGTAGTAGTAGCCGTTGTCTGCCAGCTTGCGCTGGGTGGACAGGTCAGGCTCCGGCTGGGCCGGCTTCGCGCCGTTGCCCTTGGCGGCTTTTTCCTTCTTCAGCCGCGCCTGCTCGGCCTCGGTCTGGTAGCGATAGCGCTTGATGCTGTCGTTGTTCAGGTAGACCAGCCGGCCGGGCTTGATGGCGGGGTTGAGCAGCATCTTGACTTTGATCCCCTTGTCGATCTGCGCCGGCCGGCCGATGACGCCGGTCTGGTCGGTCAGGATTTGAACGGTCTCGCGGACATACGACTTTTCCGGCACGATCTCGAGCCGGTTGTCGTGAATCCGCCAGATGCACCCTGCC